TGGTGCAGCATGTCCACCACGGCTTGGCGTTGTTCCGTGGGTGCGGCATTGGGGTTTTTAAGAACTTCATTGATCGCGCCAGCTCGTCGGCCATTGCGAAAGTGGCCAAGTAAGCCGAGCGGGGACATCATGACAGCCATGGCCGCGCCAGCGCCGCCAGACTGCTTGGCTATATCGCCGTAGTTTTGACTTGGTGCCAGCCCAGCATTGCGCTCCACCGCTTCGGTGCCAATGTCCTGAGCGATCTCGGTCGCGGCATTGCCCGCAATAGCCTTGCCGCTAGCAGCCAGCCACGGCTTAATCACCGAAGAGTCTGCCGCCTGCCCCACGAATTTGCCCATTCCAGCTTTGGCCACTGGCTTTAAGTAACCCAGCATGCCAAGGCTTAATTTGTCGGCAATGGCTTCACCGCCGCCCTGAATACCGCCAGTAAGCAAAGCCGCACGGTTAGCCTCTTCATCACTTTTGCCGGCAGCCTTCATCTTGTCGAAGGTTTGGGTGTACTGGTCACCACCGTACAGCGCGAACGCTGCCGCTGGAGCCATAGAGCCAGCCAGCAGCGTCGCCGCCGATGGTGCCAGACTTCGCGATCCGCTAATAAACGCCTTAGCCACCTCGCCACGTCCTGCTAGGTCGGGCTCCATAAACTGGCCGTTGCGCTTGCCTTCTGCCGCCAGCTCTTTACCGTTGCGGTAAATTACTTCTTGATCTCGTTGGCGATCTTCCAGCGTTCTATGGTCGGGCAAGCCGTAGATGGTACTTTGCGGTATGTTGGCAATCACCTTAGACCATGCCTGTTCAGCATTGCCCAGCATTTCAGGTAGATCGGATACCGCACCCGCCTTAATCTGCTGGCCCATTTCACCCAGCGTACTTCGCTGAAAGTCTTTGTGCCAGTCAGGGTTTTTGCTTTCGTTAGGCGCGTTCTCCGCTGACACTGCATGGCGATAACGTGGGTCTTGCCAGTTTGGGTCGGTCAGTTGCTCAAAGGTTTGGTATGGGTTTACGCGGGAGTTATCGTAAGGTGCAGGCTCGTTCGCTTGCTGTGGTGCCGCCGCAAAAACCTCATCAAGATCAGCCTCGGTGGGCGGGGCATCACCGGTTAGGGTTGCCTTTCGCCCAGTGCGCGGGTCTGTCACGGTATAGCTAGGCATCAATGAAACTCCACATCATATTTGCCAATTTTTGCAGCACCTTTAGGGGGCGCGGTCTGCGCACCGGCATTTTTTGGTGGTGGTCGCAAAGCGGGTGGGGGTAGACGCCCTGTGTTGGAATTGCCACCAGCCGCCCCCTTCTCATCATCGGGCGCATCTTGATTTTTATTAGCCGCCGCTGCCGCTTTAATTAATTTCATTGCTTTTACTGCCCGCGAGATCGCGCCGGGAATAATCGTTTTGTCTTTTTTGCCCTCTTCTTTTATTTCTTGGTCTTCCATCTCCACCTCGCCATTTTTCGATATGACTTGTGCCAGCAACTGCAAATCTTTGGCGGGGTCGGAGCTTTTAGTTTTTAAATAATCCAAAGCCTGTTTCGGCGACATCCCAAACTGGTCGGACGTTAAAAGATCGACCTGCAATTCAAGTGCGGATTTTTTACCGCCACCCTTGCCGTTGCCGTCACCATAAGGCTTTTGTGCTTCGTGGTTGTACTTGGCTGCACGAGCCTTCTCGGCGTCTGTGCGCGCAGTGGTCAGCGCGCTTTCACGGTCTTCTTTGCTTTGCTCCCGCGCCATTTTGGCTATGTCTGCACCTATATGCTGATTGATAAAAGCCTTAGAGCCTTCTGGGGTGCTTAGGTAGTCACGGTAGCGCTTCGCCGCATCCACGCGGGCAATCAAGTCGTCCACATGAATTTCTTTAACTGGGGCGTCTGGTTCAGCTCCGCGACCTACAGTAAGTGGGCGCTCTTGTGGGTCACCCTCAACCCTGAGCCCAACCATGAGTGTGCCGGGCGTATTGCCGGGATAAAGCCGAGACGTTGATACCTTTCTGCCCTGTGTCGCACCGGCCTGCACTTCGGGCAACAAGGTGTCAAACGCCTTTGATACATCGGGGTGATCGTAGGAAATCTTGCCGTCCAGCGCGTCATGCGCCGTTTGAATCGCTTTTCCATAATCGTCGGAGAGCAACCGTTTCGCATCAAGGTTTGGATGGGCGCGAATAAAGTCTTGATACTCTTTGGGCGCATTGGCCGACGAGTGCATCGACCACGCCAAAGCCTTATTCATCTTTTCCGCATGCGCATCATTCATCTCTTGAAGCTGAACAGCTCTAATCTGCTGGCTAGTGTCGTGTGACTCCTGTGCTCGCTGGCCTGCCGCTTGCCGCAAGGTGCTTGCCTCTTGCCGATCCTGCATACCTTGCACGAAGCTCGCGCCCTTCATCACGCCATCCATGAAGTTCGCTGTGCTTAATCCACCTGCCATAACGCCCCCTTAGAGCATTGAACTGCCGAGCAATCCTATTCCGCCGCCAATCAAGGCACCTATTGGATTTCCACCACTCATCATAAAACCCATGGCGGCACCACTTGCGGCACTGCTTACGGCGCTCGCCTTTTTCTGCTGCTTCATCGCGTCGTTGGTGGCGGTGCGTTGCTTATCCATCTGCGCCACTTGGCTCATGGCGTTCATGGCTTGGTCCCGATTCTCCATGCCAGCTTGTAATAACCCGTAACCCATAAATCCCCCTACAGCCCTTGGCCTAAATTGGCGCCAGTTAAAATGGCATTGTCGCGGTCACGCGCTTGGAGCCGTGCGCGGTTTTGTGCGGTAACCACCGCCGCTTGTCGCAGCGAGGAATTTTGTCGGTTTTCGTCCGTAGTTTCGTCGCCGGTCATGGTTTGGCCCAATCGTGAGCGCATACGGCTCAGTGTTCCGCCCGCCACACCAAATCCGGTATTGGCCGCACCAATGGCCCGCTGTTCGCTGAGCTGGTTGTCAGCATTGCCCATGGCCAAGCCCATGAGCTCTTTCTCTTTGGGTCTGAAGCGCGTCGTGTAGTCGTCCCACTGCTCGCGGATTATCTGCGCCTGCTGCGGGGCAAGCGACGGCGTTTCTGGCTTTTTGTCACCCCAAAAAGTGCGGTCTCGCGAATGGTTCCAGAGTCCAGATTTCAAAAGGTTCATATTCGTTAACCCCTATGACATGCTTTCATATTCGGTTGCAGAGCCCGCATCGGTAGCGCCAAAACTCGGTCCAAACGCTTTCGGCTTCTTGTATTTCCCGTAAGCGCCGGCCACTGTTCCTGCCGCCTCCAATGTGGCGGCCCGAGAGTTAAAGTTGCTCACCGCTTTATTGGATGCCGCATTCGCCGCCGCCTGCGCCAAATTGGTTAAGCCGGCCTGAGTGCCAGCTGATTGGCCGCGACCCATGGCCATAATGGATTGCAGGCCGCCGATATGTTGGTCTTCCTGCGACAAGCTGGCCCCATCTATGGCTTCCGCTGCGGCATTACCTTGATCGGTTGCCAAGTTCGCCAGGGTGGCCTTAGCGGCTCCCGAGTTAACATTCACGCCACGCCGCGCCACAATCCCCAAAGTGGGCTTTGCAGCTTCGCTAAACTTGGCGGCCACCGCACTACCGGCAAGGCCTCGCGCCGCTTGATTGGCCTCCTCCGTACCCATGTTGTCCACGGTTTTCATGTAGTGGTCTTGCGCTGGCACTGTGTTTTGCTTGTAGTCAGCCCACCGCTTGTTGGCCACTTCCGCCAATGCGTATTCTTCCGCAGTCGGCTTTTGCTTGCCTGAGCCTTTGTAGAACACCCGCGCAGCGCCGCCCTTGTGGAAGCGCGCCAATGGCTCAAAGCGCGGCACTTCAATCAAGTAGTCATCAATCACAATTGTTTTCTCCACACGGTAATTGGGCGACCGTTCCACCGATCTTCACGCGACCGGTAACCAAGGGCGGATGCCACGCGGTTAAAACCAGCACGAACAGTCCAAAACTCAATAGCAGCAACCTCAATTTCACGGGTCAATTTCTCTATGCTGGCCTGTACCGCCAGCCGGTCCGTAGGCGCCCACGAAAACGCCGCCCACACCAGCACAGCGTCAGGCCTTGGCTTCAGTACAAATGCGCCTTTCTCGAAGGCAAAAAAAAAGCCTGCTGGTTAAGGCAGGCTTCTTGAATAGTTTGGGAGAATTTCGGCTCTCCTACCGTGTCGCCAATGGCATCGAGCGCATCGGCAAACTCGCTCACCGCATCAAGCGGGCGAAGGGTGAATGTGTACATGAATTAGCTCTCTGCACAGAATTCGGCAGCCTAGAAATAATGCCTGTTTTTGGTGGAATTAGCAACCGGCAGCGCTGTTTTCCACCTGTCACCGAGCTGAAATTTTCCGTTGGATTACAGAATTTTCAGGTGCGCGGCTCAAGCACCCATGCACCATCCACAAATCGTGCTCGCTGTGTCAACGACTCAGTTGGTGGCTCAAGGTCGGTAACGTCACTGCGCGCCTCCGCCTCATCGCCAGCAATGCGCACCCTCGACAATAGGTAGCCGTCAGCGTTAAACACCCAATAAAACCCCATGCCTTACTCCTGCCTAATCAGCGCCCACTTAAATTGATCGACCCGAATCCAGTCCAACGTGCCATAAGCGTTTAGGCCGTTGACCGTAATGATAAGAAAAATGCGCCCGCCTGTCGGCCCAGATGTGCCAGCAATTCTGACTTCCAGATTGTATGCCACCTCGCACGAACACATCATGTCCGCTAGCTTGGCGCTGCCGGGGCTGCCTGAATACTGCGCCAAGCCAGTCACAAAGTTGGCCTTGCCGGTAAACGAAACCCCGTAATCTGCCTGAATATCCTGAGCATTGTCGTAGCCGGTGTCCAAATAAAACACGGCCGGCTTGTAGGTGCCAAAATTCACAAAGCGATCATCGCCGCTGCCGCTGTAGTAGGTTCCGCTGGCAACCACCGTGATGCGCTCAAGTGTCGGCTCGCGAATGACAACACTGTTAAATTCGGCGGTGCCGTCTTTGTCGATTTTCCAGCCGCTCGTGCCCGCCGAAAAACTTGTGGATTGAATGTGGTCGCCTATCTGGGCATTGGTTATGGAGCCGTTTTCAATGTTGGCTGAGACGAACGCGGCCGTATCGCCGGTGATTTTCGATACATCCAAGTCACCGATGTGAGCGTCGGTAATGGTCGCCTCTTTGATGAATGCCCCTTCCATCACCACTTGGCCGGTGCCGGTGTCTACCACAAACGGAAATATGTCTTCGTCCGTCATGCCAGGCTTGCCAATGGCAAACTTGTCGGCATTGATAATAAACGTGCTGGCCGTTTCGGTAGAGGCCAGACCAAACCCCGACACACGGCCATTCACGTCGATTTTTAATGTGTATTGGCCATACAACCCCGTAATATCGTCAGCATCCGCAACAAATCGCTCCTCCAAGCTCACGCCGCTGCCGTCAATGTCATCTATTCGTGACGCAATTTGGGTGACGCTCTCTACTAGCCCTGTGCCGGGCTCGTCGATCAAATTGATTCGGTCGTTCAGGTCGCCAAACAGCTGGGTTTCGGTTATCGCCCCGCTCAGCCTGTCCAGTAATTCCGCTGGGTCTTCCGACAGCTCCGCCGAGGTGCCCACCGAGCTATTGAACGGGCCTTTTACGTCTGCCGTGCTAACAAAGCGAATCCAGTAGTAATAGGTAACCCCATAATGAACGTCATGGTCACTGTAAATAAAGCTGCCAGACGTTTGGCCTATCTGCACTGCGTCGGCTAGGTTGTCGGCTGTATGCCGGTAAATGGCCGTGTAGGCATAGTTGCCAAAGGCGTCGCGGGCGCTATCCCACGTTAAATGCACATGCGCAAGGCCACCCACCGCCGTGAAGTTTGCGGGCCTTGGCGGTATCGTCATGTTTTGTGGTGCGTCGCTGGCCACAAGGTTTTTGCCGGAAATCAAACGCTGCGCCACGCCACCGAGCCGCTTTGCCAACCCCATATCCAGCAGGTCCCGTGGCGTAATGGCCCTATCCAGCGGGTCGCCGCGATTGCCTTTCAGCACATCGGTATGTTCGCGCAGGGAATCGAGGAGCTTCTTTATCTGGGCAGCAATGCCGCCGGGACCTTCGGGAGTGCTGGCCACTAAGCCACCTCGTTCATAGCGTGAGACACTTGAACCCGGCTGATTTTGTTGGTGCCGGTCAGCTCAATTTCGAAATTCCGATAACGCGCTACCAGCGGCAGCCGAAACGCCATGCCATTGGCCACAGTAGCGGTTTTCACTAGGTTGCCATCGGCATAGAGTTTGAGCGTGACAGGGTAAGCGTCTGCGTCCACCCGCGCCGCCAGTATTGGCCGTGTAGCGGGATTGGGGAAAATCTTACTGCGATAGGTGTAGGTTAAGTCCGAGCCCTGCCACCACTTCTTGAGTGTGGTGCCGGTCTTCAGGTAAATATCGCCGGTTTGCTCATCAAGGAAAGTGCAGTCGGCAGTCTGGCTAAAGTCGCGGAAGCCTTCACGCACTGAGAAGCTGAAGCTGCCACCAGAATAGAACCCTAAATACCGGTCACCCCAGCGCACTCCGTGAATTGTTGAAGGTGCGTACTTGGCTCGCCATTGCTCCGGCGTAATATGTCCAGCCGTGATTACCCTGGCATCTTGTCCGCCTGCGCCCACTAAGCCATCGGCGCTGGCGTACACCACAAAGTCTCCCATATCCACCATGGAGCGCTTAGACGCACAGGCCGCCGCCAGCTCCATCTTTTGCTGGCCCATGGAATCGGGGCTAGAGCCGGAAATCAGGTAAGGCGTGCCTTTGGTGGCCACTACCACGCCATAAGCCGAGACTGCCGCCGCCACCACGTCATAATCCAGCGCCAACCGGTAACGGAGTGGCCAAGCGTGAGGCTGGAAGGGCTCACTAAAGGCAACGGTATTGCCCCACCAGCCCATCAAAACCCCATTGGGTAGCGCCGTCAAGCCGATCATATTGGCATTGGGCGCCACCCAGTCAGCACTGGGCACAGCTTCACCCAAGTATTCACTGGTTACCGTGTCGTTGTAGCTGGTCGTGGCGGCAGAAATCTCCGCCACAAACTGGTACACCCCGTTCAATTCAATGCGATAAATTCGCTTAGCGGTCACCACAAACGAGCCACTAGCCACAGAAATATTGGTTAACGCCACCGTGCCGCCGTCCCAACGGTCAACAATGGCGGAAGGCTCACTTGTCGGCCCCTCTTCGCCAAGATCGCTGACATAGGTCACCACATAGCTGGTCGCAATCTTCTGGCCACCTTCAGGCACTTCACCGCTTGGACCAGTCGCTGTAGGCGCATTAGGTGCAGGCAAGCCCAGTGTGCGCGACGCAGCAGGGTAAGGCCCACCACCAGACGTGGCCAAGGTGCTCGTGGTCATCTTGGGAGCACCGTCGCCGGTAAAGTAGGTGCGCAAGTTGCTATCGTCTGCAATCTGGCCGCGCACCACGTTCACATCCGTGGACCACTGCAGCCAGTAGCCATTACCACTGTTCGCCGCGCGGTTAAACCAATACAGAGTTTTGGTGCCGCTTTGCAAAGTGGTAACAGAGGAGCTTAGCCCCTTAGCCGGAGCCAGCGCGCCAGTGGCAAAATCACAGTTGTTCGCCACCTGGGCATGTTGCGGATTCAATAATTTTGGGTCAACAGCAGGCATCAGGCCGGCAAATGGCCCTAGTGTGGTGGCAGGCATCGGATAACCTCAGATTAGGCTTGCAACTGTGTTGGCGGCGTGTAGTTTGCCGAATTTCTGCCAAACCCCTTCGTTACGCGAATTTGCGGAATGTAACCCTTCCACGGGGTTTGGTTGTTGTAGTGGGTGAACGCGCCAATCCAAGTGGCGTTATTGCTATAAATATTTACACTGCCGGTATGCGATCCGACCAAATTGCCATCGCAAAATAATCGAGTAACGCCCGAAATCCGCGATACTTCTATCCAGTGCAGCGTGTTATTCAGCACCACGTTGTTGCTCGAAATAATTTGCAGCGGGATTCCATTGCCTGCGAAAAACCTTAACGATCCTGTTGCGTCAATCGTCAGGTTATAGGCCACATCACTAGACCACGTTACGGCACAGGAAATAATCGTCCGCTCTACTGAGTTGTCAGTGCAATAAATAAACCCATCAATACAAAAATCACCAGTGCCAAAATCATTCAGCAAGCTATTAGCCGCCAAATCCAAATGATTGTGGTCGCCGACTCCGCCAAAATAGGCCGCCGACCCCAGCGAGGTAGCGGGAGTCACAACGTGAATATCCCCAGTGGTTGTTACCGTCAGCGCATTGTGCGAGCTATCAGTAAAGGCGACGCTATTGTTCGCGCCTTGCGTCATAACATTTACTGAAACCGCATTTCTCAGCGCCGACAGTGCGCGGTGTTGTGTGGCTACAATTCCTCGCATCATGTTGCTTCAACATCCCCAAATAGGCGCCAAATTTCAGGCGTACCGCTGCTTTCTTTGTAGGCCTGCATCAAGCAATTTTGGCCGCGAGTTTTAGCGTTGGAATCTTTAGGCGGAATAATCGTGACATTGGTGCCGCCCGTTAATGTCACCTGCCCTGCTCCGCCCTGCAAAAGCGTCAGCTGCGCCCCATCTTCGAAAACATCCTTATCAATGCGCACAGTTACCGCGCTGGCGTTTGTACACTTTAAAACATGATCCTCGTTATCGAGAACCGGCACCACGGTTGTGCTAGAGAAGCTGACCAGCTTGACCTTGACCGGAATGGCCGCAACTGCGGCATTGAAATCCGGAATGGAAGCTGCGTCAGGATTGCTAGTTGCCCCATCTTCCATTGCCGCGAGCCGAGTGAGTGCCGCGTCCAAGCCAGATATTTGCGAGGCCGGCAAAGGCGTCGCCGTCCAGTTACCCGAAGTGTAGATGTAGCGAACACCACCCTGTGTTAGCACCGCCGTACCGGTATGCGGGGCTATAAATTGCCACGCCGAGCCGTTATGCCATGCGAGATTCTTGGCGTGGCCAGCCCATGCGCCAGTAGGCGACGTGCCCACCACATGGAAGGAATACAACAGCGGGCTAGATGCTGGGGTGTTCGATAGCATCGTGGTTACCGCCACCACCACTGATTCTTTAATCATCACGGCCATAGCCGAAACGCCAGCGATAGCGCCGGAATCTGTGCCCGCCGCCGCGCCTGCCGCCGCACCCGCCGCAATAGCCGCCGCGTCGCCAGTGCTGGCCAGGTTCAGCAGGGTTTTAACATCAACATCAGCACCACCAACCACAAACATTTCATTGCGGTGAATCATTTCGCCCGTTACTGGGTGCCGGCTGCTAATCGTGTAGTGAGTGTCCGAATAGTCGGCTTCGTTTTGCCAGAGCGTAAACACACAATAGCCGGTGTCGTCGGTCAACTCTGTTTGCAGGGTTGGTGCCACAGCACCGCCAGTGCCATTGCCAAGGCCGTGTAGCTTAATATCGACGGTTGCGCCTTCCACCGGGGTGCCGTCTGGCTCGCTAATCGTTACTGAAATTTGCCGAGTTTGAATAGTCATTAGAAAAACCTATAGCCGCGGGGTGGTGGTCGGCGTGGTATGCGTGAGAATCCAGACGCTTGGCGGTTTGCCGCGGCAGAGGCCGCCGACTCAAAAGCCATCGCATTCAGTTGGGAGGCGTTCAAATCTGTCCAATCGCGCTTTGGGATAGCGTAAAGCTCCGCTTTGGCCCCCTTTATCAGCGCGTCGCGGTAGTCCGTTAGAATGAGCTCGGACACTTTGAAAACACCCTTGTGCAGCTTAGGTTTTACAGCCACCGTAATGGTTGCCACATCTCCAGTGTCAAGATACAGCTCAATAGTGTCAGGGCTGCGCTGCACCCAGCGCGCTAAGCTGCCCATATCTTTGACGTTTTGGCGCACCTCTATGCCGTCAACTTCTACTCGTTTCACATCCACAATTTGCAGGTAGGCGCCAAGGCTTAGGTCGTAGGTCGCCACCCCGTCCCGCTTGGTGATCTCAATACCTTCATGCCAAAAGCTGGAGACTTCGCAAAACTTGATAATCGCCCGCTGCAGGTAGTGAATCGCCAGACCCTCGCCAATGCCAGGCATAACCAGCATTAGTTCACGGGTGAGGTCCGACAGGTCTTCAGTCACGCGGTGAATCGGTATCATTGGTTACTCCCCATCGCAAGCTTGCTAAGCTCAGTAGCCTTTGGCCCATACACTTTTTCACCCTGTATTTTCACGCCCATCATCGACTGAAAATTGGCAAGGTGTTGCTGGCTGCGGCTGATGTTCACGCTGCCCTCCGCGTCATGCCCGAATAGGCGGTATAACGCCCACTCGATCAGCATTGGCTCGAACACCGCGCCCACCGTTGTTTCTGTGTCGCTAGTGATTGTGCCGGGATACGGCTCAGGAATAGCGCTGAAAGACACGCGCAGCCGAGAACTGCTTGTGGCGGGGGGCCGCACATAAAACAACAGGGGTTCGCGGGGGTCGAACACAAACTCTTTGATAGTGTCCGCCGCGGTAGCGCTGCGCCAATCTGGGGTTAGTGCGTCCAGATCGGCCACGTCCACACGCCGGACAGGTCGCCCAGGCACACCGGATTGGCTCAGGTTGTAGCGCACGTCCAGAAGACGTGATGCGGCCGGCGAAGTCAGCGCGCTTAGCGACTGCTCAATTCCAGCGTCACAATCAAACGAGACGCTGCTAGCCGTGGCGTCAGGCCGGAAATTAGCCACCACTTTTTCAGCCTCGTAGAGCGCCGCAGAAATTGCCGTCTCGGGCCACGAATCACTACCCAAATCGCGCAGCATTTCTTTGATCGCGGCCACCATTACCTGAACTTTTGCGCCCATAGTTAACCGCCTTCGCTTTTGGTTAACGGTTTGCTTGCGTCAGGGTATTCTGGCCAAGGATCGCCACCACTGGTTTGGTAGGTAACCTCAATCGTAAACGCACCCTTCAGTGCCCATAAACAAACGAGCAACAGCGCAGGCAGCACTACACACTTAAGCAGCGCCTCAAGCGCTATCGCTAGTGCCAGCCAGCCAAAAACGTCCATGGTTAGTGGCCCTTAGGTGCAGTTGAAATTGAGGACCACGCGGCATTGAGCTCTTTCACTGACAGCGCTTTACCGAGCACAGCGCGAACAGCCGTAATTGCAGGCTTGCCGTTTTTGAAGTGCTCAGGGTCGCCAGCGTCTAGCTGCAGAATCGCGGCCTTAATTTCATCCTGCGTGGCTTCGCCGGCGCCATCTTCATCTGCTTCCACTGCGGTGGCCGCCTGTGCCAATGTTGGCGCAAAGCTCTCGTTGCCTTGCTGCTTGTCGAACTCGCTCTTAAGCATCCAGACGAGCGGGTGCTGCAGGTAGAGCGGGATATTGCGACGCTCAACACTTTGCGTATCGCCGTAGCCGGCCCACGTAATGCCGGAATTGCAGACATTATCGACCTTGTACTTTCGTGCGCCGATATACGTCAGTTGTTCAAATAATACTGCGGCCATGATTTTTCTCCGATTGAAAATAAAAAACCCGCCGAAGCGGGTTTGGGTTGTAATTACTTGGTGCCGTTGGACTCGTAGTAAACGATTACAGACACCTTGCCGGTAATGGCGGCGCCACCCACGGTTAAGGTGATGTAAATGGGGTCTTGGAAGGTCGCCAATGGGTGGAATGCGCCGGTAAATCCACCAGCACTCGAGGTAGCGGTTGCCGCCTTAAATGCAGTTGGTGCAGCAGAGCCGTTGGCACTGTCTTTGTACTCGTAACCACACGCCAGTGTTGAGCTAGCGCCAAGCGCGTCATTCACCACGCTTACACCCACCACGCGAGAGCCAGCGGGCAATTCCACCATGCGAACCACGTCAGCAATGGCCGCGGCCGCCGCCGTGTAGGACGCATCCGCCACGCTTAGGTTGCCGTCTTCGCCGTTGTAAGTGGCCACCTTGAGCTTTGAACTTTCTAATGTTGCCATGATTGTATTCTCCAAAATTGTTGAATTTAGTGCAGAAAAAAGGCGCCGCTAGGGCGCCAAGGGGCGGCTAATTAATTAGCCTGAACGAGCCGTATCGAGCACCGCGCAGCCAAAGTCGCTGAGATAGCCGCGGGAATCTTTGAAGCGGATTTTCTTCTTCCCGTTCATCCAGCGAATAGAGACCTCTTTGGCGTTTTTGTGATCGGTATCTTCGGTGTTGATCGCAAACGCACCGGAGTTATCGCCAGCGTCACCGTAGATGTCCGCCAGCGCTTGCGCGCCCAGCAGAATGGCGCGGTCCACTTTCACGGTTGGGGTAACCGTTGTGGTGGTCGCTGCCGCTACGTTGGTCGATACGCTCACGCCTACATTCGCGGCAAAGGTGACGGGCTTGGCCATGCGCTTAATGAGAATGTTGTTGAACATATAGCATTCGCCAGTGAACAACGGGTGATCCATCTTGCCTGCGCGCTGCAGAGCGTTAGCCCGCAGTGCCGCCAGCGTTTGAGCGCCAGCACTTTGTTGCAGGTCGTACCATTGGCGAGGGCTTACGCACAACACATAGAACGGGTTTTCGTCGCTCAGACTGTCCATAGTGTACTTAACGGGCTGCAGCGGGTTTGCTGACTCCTGCATAAGCAGGCGCAAGCGGTCAATGTCAGCCAGCGTCAGCTTGTCGGTAGAGTCCAGTGTGTCCAGGCTGGTTGCGTCATTACCGTAAAAGTGGCGGTCGAACGTGGGCGGCGAAATGGGGTTAACCATAATGTCCGCAAAGTCGTCGTCGCTATCGAGCGGCAAAATCCAGTCGTTAGTGTCAGTACCGCGAGAGCCAGCCAAGTGAATGGTGGTGATCTCGTCCGACAACTGGCGGTAGTACGGAGTGAGCAAGCTAACCGACAGGCGCAACAGGTCGATCTTGGTACGCTTTTGGGTCATCTTGCCACCGGTGTTCAACATCTTCCGGCCTTGGTTAATGATGGCGTCAAAGGTGTTGAACGTCAGGTTTTCACCGCGACCAGCCAATGTTTGGTCGCCCATGGTTGGCTTCTTGCGAGGCGGGTTAAACACTTCCATTGAGCACTTGTCACCAGCGGTCTTGCTCAAGTCGGTCACCCGAACGATGGGTGCGCCTTGCGGCGTTTGCTGGGTTGGATCGTTTTTCTTAGCGTCCATGGCGGTGGGCGCGTTATCAGTCATCAATCCCGCAAAGTTGTTACCGCGTGTTGCCCGGGAAAACAGGGCAACGCTAAACGCTTGGGGGGTTAAGGGTGAGCCAGATTTAACGGTAGTCATAGTCGTTTTCTCTCAAATTTTTGGCATAAAAAAACCCGCTCATGGCGGGTTCGTCGGTTTGGTGTTGTGGCTAGTAAGTGAAATTACTTAAAAACGCATCTATCTCATTCGGGCTAAGCGTGTTCACGTAGTTCATGCGCTCGACATCGCTCATCTTCGCGAATCGAGCTTGTGGACTTTCATTCGTCGCAGGCGCTTTGCCCAGGTTGTTGAGTGACCGAGGCGCTATGATTTGGCTTTTCGCGTCGGCTATTCGCTGCCGCGCTACTGCCTGCACTTGCTCAGGGTCTACTTGTGATGGTTTCGCTACGCTGGGGGTTGCACTGAGTGACTTGGTTTTTTGGGCGACGATGGCGTATTGCTTGGCAAGCGGCATGGCCCGAAATTCTGGGTCTTGCCGCAACCACGACTCAACTTGCACGGCTTTGCCGAACATATCGGGGTTGGTGGCTTGCCACTCCAGCAAATCAGGCACGGAATCAATCGCGTCCTGTATTGCTTCTGCTGTAACGACTTCCGCCTGTGGGGCTTGCGGGTTAGCGCGCAACTGCTGATTCTGTGCCTTCAGCTCAGCCATTTGACGCGCTTGTGCGCGCAAGACTTTGCCAAGAGCCGGATCAAGCTCGTCAATTTCCGCTAAATCATCTTCCCCAATATCGCCTTGCTCAGCGGCGTCTTCGTATCGACTGCCGTCTTGGCGACTTTGGGTAGATTCCGCCGCTAGTTTCGCCTCCAGCTCAGCAATCCGCTGATTGGCTTGCTGTAGGCTTGCTCGCGTACCCTTCAGCACATCGAAACTGATGACGTGCTTACCGTCTTTGGCAAGAATTACGGGGGTTGTGTCCTCGCTCTCGCCTTCACTCTCGATAACCTCCTCAAGTTCCGCCTCGGCGCCAGACGTTGCGCCTTCTTCGTCTGTATTGTTTTCGGCTTCTTCTTCAAGTTCGGTATCGTCAACCTCTAGCTCTACCGGTTCCTCGTCGTAGTCAAGTTTGCCGTCTATCAGCGCATCAATCGCGTCGTAGTCGTTATTCGCAAAAATGTCTGCCACTTGGTCAGCACTCAGTTTTTCAGCGCCGGTATTTGCTGTACTCATCGTTCTCTCCGCTATTTATCGCATTAGCTGCAGTGGGTTTTGCCGTCTATCGCTCGGGCTTGCGTAAAATCGGGGCATAAAAAAACCCGCTCTAGGCGGGTTCTGGATTGCTTGCTGTTTGCTGCTAAGCGGCTTGGTCGCTCAGTTTGCCAATCATCGGGTCAACGTGGTCGCGCACAATTTGTTGTCGGGCCTGCACCACGCGGGCCACGATCTCTTTAATTTCAGCTTGCAGCTTCTGCGTTTGAGCCGCTTTGTATTCCACATCGACTTGCGTATTGGCCTGTATCGCCTCGGTTTCTGCCTTCTTGCGATAGGCCTCGGCTATATCGTTTTGCACCTTCGCTGAAATTGCCTGCAGCTGCGCTTGGCGCGCCTCTTCTTCGGCTTGCTGTTGCTGCGCTTGCTGTTGCTGCTGTTGTTGTTGCGCTGCGGCCTGCTGTTCGGGGTCTTGCTGCTGATCGCTGCCAGTGGCTTTACGAATTGCCTGCATTACCTCATCTCGGTTGTCGAGGTCGCTGGTGCTAATCACCAACTCGATTAGGGCCGGCTGCAGCTCTGGCGGCAACTTGCCAACGAGCTCTGTCAGCATCATGTTCATTTGCTGGCGATAACCTGGGGTAGACGGCACATCTTCAATCACCACGCGGGCCTTGGTCTGCGCCACCGAGTTGTTGATGTGAACACGCCCATCATCCAGCTGTATAGTTTCGTTGAGCGTGATCACCTCGGTGCCCTGCCCACTTTTACCCACAATGCGCACCTCGGCTTGCTCGCCGCCAATGTCGTCAATGATGTGGGCCAATAGCAGTTCGTTAACCAGCTGGCGGCTCAATCGGTAGTTGTCGTTAATCTCGGCCAGCGAGACTGTGCCCTGCTCTACTAGCGAGTTAATAGCAATGCCTGATTTAGCACCGCTCTCCTGACCCAAAAACGAGCTGTAGACGCCGGCCACATCTTGGATAGTCTTTTGAGCGGCTTCGAGAATTTGGAATTGCTGCGCAGCTATGCCGGTTTCGGTTTCCAGCTTAAATCCGTTGATGTTCTTCCGGTTGGGGTTCAGTGTAATAACGCCGTCGCCGCGATCCAGTTCGTCAAGCACGTCATCTATGGACATATTGTCGAGCGAATCGGAATCCATCACCACGCGCTTAATGTTCAGCAGCCACGTCAACTTAGAGCGACGATGGTTAATTTCATCCTGTGGCGGAATCATCGACCGGATGATGCCGTAAGGAATGCCCGATTGGTCTTCGCGGAAGCCGAAGAACGGAATATAAGGAAAATGGTTGTGCGGGTGCGGGCTATCGCGGTCTAACAGCCGGTGAGGACCAACAAAATAGCATTGGCGCATGCGTGAGAAAGTCGCCTTTTTCAGCTTTGCCCTGCTCGCTGCCACCAGTGCCTGATGCGCAGGGCTGTTTTCATCAAACAAAACCACGTCACCGCTAGGTGTTTTCATTACCAGCTGTGTATCCCAAGCGCGGTAATAAACTTCGGACACCCGCGCCATCTTGCGCTGCGAATCCCACCACTCCTCATGGCGAATATTGCTATTGAGCTGGGTATTGTAAGCGCCAACCAGCACCTCGCTAACTTGCACTGCGCCATGGAGGTCGGCCAGCGCATCAAAGTTTCTCCAGCCTGTGGCCAGCTGGTCTATGAGATCGGCATGGTCAGGGAAGGCGATCTTCAGTGTGTCGCAGTCTAGCCAGCGGTCCCGCTTCATCCATCGCGCATCGCTCAGATCGGCTCTAGTCGAGCGCATATCCCAATAGAGCTCTCGGCGGTGAACGTAGGTCGTTTCGTAGGGTGGCAAAAAAGGATCGTCGTTGCGGCCCACATACACCCAGCCAACACCGGTTTTTATACAGGCGGCATAGGCGTCTGCCGTAGCTCGCTCAGTCAACGCCATGCGCGCCGCGTCTTGAATCTTTTGCCCCAGCGCCTTCACAACCTCTTCGCCGTCATCAGAGTCGGCCACCAGCTTAATACCTGGGCGAGTTTTCACCTCTAACCCGAGAACGCCATTGACCACGGGCTTTATGTGATTGTGCACCAGCAATGGCTGGCCACGGTCCTCGGTGATTTGTTTCAGCTCTGGCGTAACCTGCTTATCATCGTAGTAGTCCGCGCACTTGTCGGAATCAGCGCGCCACTCAGGCTGTGCGCGGATGTCGGACAGCATGGCCTCAACTTGCTCCACGCTCCACATCGGCTTTTTCGCTAAGTCTTCGATCTGCACTTATCCCGCTCTCCAGTCCGATGTTCGTTGTCGTGTGGCGCGCTCGGCCACGGGTTTTGTTCTGGCAATGTCTCGACCGGTCATCACGTAATAGCGCAGGCAATCTAGTAGATGGTCGTTCTCTTTCACGATTTTCCCGTTCTCGTTACGTCGGTACACGCGGTACTCTTTCAACAAGTTTTGCAGCGTCGAAAACACTTTTAGTCGGCCCGTTGATAGCAGCTCGAAAACAGTGTGAATGCCAGCTTCAACCGCGTTATCGGCATTGCGAATTAGCAACCCTTGCTCGATGTACATATCGTAAAGATTCTCACCGTCTTTTTGCGCTCTGCCGTGCGATGCTGGGTCAATCGCTCCCATAATCCAGTCACCACGGCCTTTAATTGCCGCCGCGTGAACACTGGGCTCCGCTTGGCCGCGGTAATGCTCTGAATACAGATAGCTAACGCCGCCATCGGGGTCGGTCGCTCCCCATACCGCTGCCGTTTTGTTCCAGCCCACGTCCATGCCGTAGGCTTTTTTCCAGTGCGCAGGAATGAAAAACGGTTCGCAAATGATTTCTGATTCAGGCACAGGGTAAATAGCGCCGGCGCCCAGGCTTGGCAGGCCTTTAGTTCTCGCGTCACGCTGGTGCGGCGGCAGGCTTTTTAGCAGTTCAGCCTTGTCATGCTCGCTCAAGTGCGGAACACAGTCCCAGCCCGCCATAATCACCGCGCGTGACAAACCGAAACCCCTTTTTTAATGTTTTCTCTGCCGGACAAAAGCTGCAAATTGCTTGGATGGTGATGGCCGCCTAACGCCAGCGGGAAAATATGATCTACGTGAATCTGGAGCTCCAAGTCATCATCAGAAACTACACACGCCCTTATTTTTGCCTCCTCCATTACTGCATGCGCGTATATTTTTTTTATCTCCTCTCTTTCGGAAGCGCTCAGCAATAAATATCCCGCGCGTTGTTTAGCCTTTCTCATTCGCTGAAGCTTTGCGCGATTCAATCTTCCGGCTTCTGAAGCTCTATATAATTTATTGTATTCCTTGGTTTCCTCTGTACAGCGCTCTCTTCGTATGCGGCAACGCTCCGCTTCTTTGTCTCTTCCCTCGGCACATGTACGTCTATTCCGTTCTGCTGTCATATGGCAAGCCCTGCACCGAGAATCAAGCCTGAGGCTTTCCTTCCCTTGGTTTGTGATATATCTGTGAGCTGTAAAATCCGCCGCGACTTTTTCGGTCCTGCAGCCGGAGCAGATCTTTTTACTGCTAATCACAACAGACCCGCCGTTTCCATAAAATCGACCACCAGTGGAGTCAAACCCTGCAGCGGGGTGAAAGTCATCATCAGCATTCCGCCTGTGGTCATTGTTCTCACCAGTGCCTCGGCATAAATATCCTGCGGCACCTCTTCATCGAGCCAGATCAAATCCGCCTCGAATCCCTGAAAGATTTTTCGCCCCTGGTCGTAGCTGCGCAGCAT